TCCATGGTACCAATATGTTTTCAGTATACACAAATGTGTAAATTAAGCAATACAACCTAGAGTAGTGGGACCCCTTTTTGCAAAAAAGGGGGGTGGGGTTCTTTTTTATTTACGATTTTTGGATTTGGTTCGGGACCCCTGGCCCGGAGGGCCAGGGGTGAGAGAGTTAATCTAGTAGGGTCATGTATGCATCTGCATTCATTCTACTAAATTTGTCCAGGCCTTTACGAACTATGTCATAATCCTGGTCCTGTTCTGCCTGTTTAATCATGATGTATAACTTATATTCCTCTGGTGTTAACATCGTTGATTGTCCAGAAAAGGGGTTAGTTGTTTTAATTGTTCTTTCTGTTGTCATGTCCTGGATCATATAGGATAAGTCAAGCATTGTCAACCGGTGTAATAGTTGTTCTGGTTTGTTTACCCCAATATTGACTCTCATGAGTTTCTTTCTTTACTTCTATCGGTGTTTCAAGGCACTCGGTCCTTGGGTGTAGTCTAATGAACTCTTCCCAATGTTCATGCATAAAATCATTCCAACAACCATTGCTACAAAAGTGGGACCAGACATTATTTCTATTCCAATGATTTTCTGCAATCTTTCTGGTCCTTAAAACCTTAGAACCTTTGACACCTCTTATCCTGTCCTGTGTTTTATTTGTATGACATTTCGGACCATGACACCAACGATAATCACTCATGTCGGTTCCTATTTTCTTCAAGGCTCGGTAGACTAGACCAAAAGATAACCAGTCCACCAAACAAAATTAATACTCCTAAACCTTGATGATCGCCAGAATGTATAAAAGTTATAATCCCTAA